GTAAGCTTTAAATGCGTTATTCATAAGATGCTCTAAATTCTGAGAGGCGTTAATCATCGCGGCTAAAAACTCTTCCTTTGCTTCTCGTTGCGTGGCTGCAGCCTCAACGCCCCTGGAATCAGCGGGCATTACTCTATTTTGAAAAAATGCAGTACGAAATATCTCACCGGCTAGTGAGGCGTTTCGATTTTCTAGCGACCCAGTATCGGCCGGATCGATTACCGTGACAGTAGTATCAGCCGGTAAAAACGTTAATACGTATTCACTCATCGCTGACTTACCCTCTTCGGGTATTCGGCCTGACACCATTATTCTTTGAAACGCTTGGTATAGAAGCACATTATCAAGAGCCGATTGGGTGTTATGCTTTAACAAGCAAAGAGGTACTACCTCTTTTACCCACGCCTCTTCTTTTAAGAATGATACCGGTATTTCGTCAAACCCTTCTACTACCATAGGGCCAGCCACAAGATGCCACTTATCATCATCAAGAGACTTACGATCACCGACATTATGAGAATGTTTTTCGTTTCTTTCGTCGCGACGGCTTGTAACTTGCTCTCTAGGATCTGTTTTAAATTCACTGCCCTTATATATGGAAATTTGATATTTACCCGCATCGTTTCTCTCTAATAGCTTAGTATACCTAAACTCCATCGGCATTTCTTCGGCTGACATTCTCGGTTCCACTATCACAAACTCACAGCGTAAGAAATTAAGCTTTCCCTTTCTTGCCGGGTCACCATTTTCCACTTCCCAATCGGTAACCTCTAGTGGTTGAAACACTTCCATAAAAGGCCGGTGCCCTAGCTCTTTTTCCTCTTTTAGCGAACCGGCTGTAATGCCGAAAGAATCAACTAGGATGTACGGAGCACCATAGAGAAAGTATGTTTCCGCCACAATGTTCTTAATAAAGCGGAGTAGGTGGTTACCGCGCCCATCCACATCATCGATCTCATCGCCAAATAACTTCTTTACCTGTGAGATATCCGGCTCATTTTTAAATATGATTGACACGTAACGCTTTACCACTGAGCGAATATAGTTTGTATACCGTGAGCGCCGCTCCCTGATTTCTCTTAGCTTGGAACCGCCGTTTACGTGGTCAAGCTCTAGCTCATGCCTCCATAGGTATTCTTCTCTTGAGAGTATATCGTGGAAACCTTCAAACAAATCTTGCGTTACTATCCAATCTCTATGATTTAGCCGCCAATCGGGGTGCTTGAAAAATGTGGTTTGAACGTCTTGCGTCATATTAAATTCGTTCCTGAAACTGTGTTTACCTTGCCCTCATTAATTCTGTATGCCAGATACTTAGCCGCATCACTGTGATGTGTCCAAGTTTCACCGGCTGGCTTTTCTATTTGCTTGGTGCCGGTCTTCCACCGGGTTGCGATCAGAGATTTTCTGTACTGCACACAGCATTTACACACGTAATGCTCATCATTTAGAAACCAGCGCTGAAGCGCATCTACGCTGGCCGTTTGTGCGGGGTTATGACTCATCGCGCATATTTCAACGCGCTGATATCCGAGCTCCTTCAGGTAGTGGTACACTGCCTCATAATCTGAGTACTTTACCTTGTGCGATGCCGCGTGCCCTGAACTATCACCATAAAGCCTAATCCAAGTATGCTTGAATTTATCCGGTGGGAATTGCCTGGCAAAATCAACCACCGCATCATCAAGGTGCCCCGTATCTGCGCTCGATTCCTTTAAGGCTATATAGCGCTGCACTCTACCGCCGTATTCCTCAAACGTTACGCGCTGCATACCAATCCAGGCCAGTGGATTAGCGTTGAAATCCCATGTTAAGAGGATATCCCGGTGCCGGTCTGGCGCAATATCATTTATTACGTGCTTGTCTGCTAAGAAATTGCTGTAACAATTCCCTTCGATAAGAGCCACGAAATAGCCGTAGATATACGACTTGATCATATTCGGATTGTGCCCGTATATGTCGTATAACTGCTCTACATAATCAGCTGGTACGTATGGATTGTCGTGTGTGGTGAGCCTGAACCGCCTGTACTTCTTATCGGGAAAATCATGATCCCGCTCACGGTTCTTAAGCCAGCCAATATTATTATCAGAATCAAATTCATCGGCAAACCAGTTAATACCTTGCGGTGCACCTACCACCATGATTTGACGGCACTGTGCGTCGTTATCTCTTAGCCTGGCGCGCAAAAATCTAAACGCCTCATCCCTCGTACTGCCCGCCTCATCTAGCGTACCGTGAGAATACTCCACCGCGAATATCTTATCTGGCCTCTCAGCCGATATGAAATGTACTTCATGATCGTTACCCGCATATGTTACTTTCGGATACGGTGCTTTTAGGATTCGGTAATTCTTGTTCTTAATAAATCCTAGTGAATGAAGCACCTTTTCATAGTTCGGTATGATGCTATCAAATATCTTTTGATACGTCGGCATCATTATGGCAGAGAAGCGCGATTTAGAGTTAAGCGCTACCCTATCGTGGTGCCACTGCAGTGCACCGTGAGTCTTGCCGGAACCAAATCCGGCGGTAACCGCGAATACTCTACTGTGATAGTCGTTTATCGCTTCCGCTACCCACCACTGGATCGATGGGGAAACCGTTTGAGTCTGAACTATAACCTTAGCCTGAATGCGTGGTAGTTTAGACACTTCCTCTAAGATTTCATCCAAAAACCTTTTCTTTCGCACGTTATCATCGTACCGCTCTGGATCACGCGCTTTCATGAAAAACATTGCAAGATTATCCGATTTCTCTACCGCCCTTTTCATCATTGCATCACGTAGTTTTTCAAACCAAACCTCTTCAGCCGCCTCAACATCTTTCACAAATTCTGAGTCTTTAAACCAGATTTTTACGATAGAGTATGAGATGCCTACCGTTTCCGCTGCCGTTGATTTAAAGCCGCCGTTCGCTGTGTATTCTGCAATGAATTCTTTTTGCTTTTTTACGTTTACAGATTTACCCATTTTAACCTTTAATTGTGGTAAGTTTTCGACAGTTATGCCGCATCAGGGATATTTTGAATAGCTATTCTTGCGCGTTCAATTACTGATTCCATGTACACACGGATCGCTTTATCTGGTCGTTCTTTATTTTGTTTACACCAATACTCAAACGCCAGCTTTAAAGATTCCGGTATTGAGTATTTCACCTCTACAAATTTATCCGGATCGCGCGCACTTTATATGCATGAGTAGGATACATAGAACCCAAATAAAAGAGCAGACCAGGAGTATTTTATCTTCCTGGCCCACTTGATTTTCTGCGTGTTCGGAGAATGATTATGAAATTATTTCTTTTTGCCCTTCTTGGGTTTCTTTTTTCTCTTCGTTGTCGTTCCGTTTAAGTGCTTTGGCATGTTCGTTACCTATTTTAATCGCCATCCGTAAGACTATGGCTGGCTGTGTTGAAAGGCCGTTTAATGTTCGCGTTTCTAATAACATGCGGCCTCGCTTCATCAATAAAAGAATAAATTAATCTACACATCTCATAGAGATATGAATTAGTTTTCTGAATCTCTGAGTTAAGGTTTTTTACTTCATTTAATAACGTCGCCTGTTCACCGCTTCCTTCAATCCCTTCAACAACATCATCATACGAACACCCACAATAGACGCGAGCACTGCCGCAACTAGGGCAGGGGTCACCTGGCTCTATTTTAGTCATCTTTTTCCGGCTCCAATAATTCCCGTTTTATCAGCTCTGATTCCAGCTCATCATTAATGCGTTCTAGCCAACGGTATATAGTACGAATGCTAACGCCATAAGCGCCAGCGATATCAGCCGGGTGTTTCTGATAATCTCTATTGCCAATATAGGCCGCTTGATATGCACCTGCTCTTGGCCCCTGATTTCTAGTGAGTACATAATTGATAGCACCGCAAACAGAACACCACACGTCATTAGGATGATACTCGCCAAGATAATCATTAGAGGCACCTCTTGATTCAGGCTCTAAGAGATTAACATACTTAGCTCTTGCCGGATTTTTATTATTATAGAAATTTACCGCTTGATGTAGATGTGTGAATACACTCAATTTACACTTTAACCAGTTTAAATGATACGCGATGTTTCAGTGACAGTCAATGAGGCAAAAATGGAGCGCCCGGTAGGAGTTGACCCTACGACCTTTCAGTTCATTACGCTGAATGCTCTACCCTGAGCTACGGGCGCAAATGGTGCCGGGTGTTGGTAATGAACCAACTAAAAAAGCCGTTAAGCCTTACCCCGACATAGGTTTTCCAAACAATGGAAGTGTGCTGAGAATTTTTCTCACATCGCATCTGTCTGAAATTGGTTCTAGCCCGATGGCTGTGGCTTGCCCGGTATACGGCGGATCCACTTCTTCTATGAGTTTATGGGCTATAGTTTGTTTCGTTAGTTTCTTTGCTAAGTTACGTAGCTGTTTTTCGTTTCCTACGCATAGAACTATAACATTTGTAGATGTTGGTACGGGAGACTTAATCGATGTATTGGCGGCATGAACTATTTGAGCCGCCGCAAAGCCTAGAGGTAGATCGTCGCGAATTATTACGTAGTGGGTTTGGCCGTCAATGATTCATACCAATACCCTAAGCACTTTAAAGCCCAAAGTCAATGCATCAATTCCGTGGATTATAGTAGATAGTCATGTCTTCACACACGGCTTCCAGGTCTGGCTGTTTATCTGATACGTAAGCTCTGACACCCTCCACCATACCATCGGGATCATTGTGGCATACGTGATCGGCAATCCATCTGAGATTATGCGGTTCGAGCTCATCAGAGAATAAAAATTCAGTGAGTACCTCATATTCTTTTTTAAAGCGCTTTTTAGCCGAGTTGATAACGGTGGTTTGCATTTTTTGTCTGGCCTCTAGTGTGTGGCACGGTGATCCATTTTCGTAATACGCTTTTAGCTGACCCGGTGTTTTAAGTACCACTTTGGGCGGTATGGGATTTATATAATCGTGCATGGCCTGTTGGATTACCCTACCCCAAAGTTTGTGCAGCGGATTGAACACATCACCCACCGACATATTGACATATTTTTCCGCATCTTTTTTAGGTCGCCGCCACTGCTTCGCGTCTCTGTTTAATAAGCTTTTCATATAACCCCTTTTCCAGATCAAAGTTCACCACTTCAATCGTCGTGGAACCTAAATTATCAACAAACAAATCCTTATAATCAGCTTTCTTGTAACAGTGTATTTGAGCATCTCTGTCATCTCGAATAATGCCCACCTCTTCTAACCAATCACCAATTGGCTTTGTGTAGTTATGAGAATCACGTATGTAACCATCCACGGCAAGGTACACGGTAACAGCTACCGGTGTGCTGCCGAACGTTTAGGCCGTGCTTGAATATTTCAGTGTAGTATATATCCGACATAGCCTTTAACCGGGCAATTGCAGTACTAGAGCGCCTGATAAATGGGTAAATGCTGCCGCGGTGCCTACGAAATGCCGGTTCTTTATCATTTGATGTGGATGGCGGGCGACGCACCGGGCCGGATAGTTCAATGGTAATACGCTCTGGTGCGTGATTGGCGCGGGCAACAGATACCTCTATGGTGCTACCAGCCATTACTTTTTGGTAGAGTTCTTTAGTGGATTGTTTTTTCTTCCTTGGAATTTGTAATCCTTTCTTGTTCCTCTGTAAAACCTTTTGAAAATCCTCTGATGAAAGCCGTAATTGCTTTGGCATTGTTAATTTCGTTTGAATACTCTTTTAATTTGTTTACATAATGAACACCGGCATCCGACACGCCTTGTAAATAAGCCGATAGAAAAGCTTTTCTAGTAAGAAATATACGCTGATAAAATGGTAACTGTCTATAGAGTAATAATGCTCTAGAGTGCATAGTCTTTGCGAGTGCGTGTAATTTCTCGTTTTTCATCAGAAATACGGCCCCTTTTCAATCACTACCATAAGCGCCGTGCCACATAGCGCCAATAATAGCCAGGTGATTAGAAAACTAAGCATTTACGATTTCTTCGTTCATTATTGCACAATTAAAAGCGTGGCGTCTTTGTTCTCTCGTTAAACTAGGAAGCCCTAGATTTTCTATATACTGAAGTTCAATATCTCGAAGAGCATCAAAGGCCGCCATACCTTTGCCGCTACTATCTATGAGCCTTTGAAACGCCGCATCCACGCCCAGTATTGGTACTGATAATACAGGTGTGAATATCGGCCATCCCAGAAGTGAAATAAATGGCAGTGATAAAATATTGTTCAAAAATGTACGTCTAAGCATCTACGGAATCCCTACTACTACAAACTGTTTTTTATTTCGTGCCAGCTCTTGAATCATATTTAGTGTACCGCTACTTTTACCATTCCAAAAAATAAACGCGCTATCACAACGCCACGCCATTTGTCTATTTCTTATTGGCCCAGCGGCTTCACCGTGTAAATTCCAATCCGGCATAAACTTTGTTACTTCAATTTCTCTTTCCGCTGCCCACTTCTCACCCAATAAATCAGTACCGCGACACCCGCCAGAAATTACCTCTTCTGGCCCATCATCAGGGTATGCCATATCTAGCATATTCCTAACAAAGTTGTAGTCTGTAAATGTTCTAGTACCAGCTATCAGTAATTTTTGCGGAACACCGTTCATTATTGCACATCCTCAAAAGACCCAATTAGCGCCGGGAAAGCTTGAATAGCTCTACCCTTGGCGTAATCATCTAGAGTATCAACAAACTCATCAAGATATTCCCTTTCTTCTTCGGTGAAGTGGGAAGTATCGAGTGTGGATTGCATAAACCACAAGATAGCAGATATGGCTTGTAGGATAATTGCGTTATCCTCTGCAATGTTTGTGATTTTTTGTTTGTCTTCCGCCTTCACATCTTTAGTTTATATTTATTTTGTATGTCGTACAATGCGCTTTACTTCTTAGAATCATGAGAATCAGATTTCTCGTGTTTCAGGGCCACTCTCGCCCTGTTAATTACTTTTACTAGTCGCGCATAATAAGACTCCCAGTGCTCCCCACGTCCTTCGTGCGGCAGCGGAAACTCTGCGATTCCTTCAAGCGCCTTTTTGTAGCGGTCGCGGTCTCTCCCTACACCGGCAACGGTATCTCTTAACACCTGATTCATCCCCTCAAGCCTATCAACATAGGTTCTGTTTGGATTCATTTCGTCAATCATAATTCTATTCCCGCATTTGTGTGTTACTCCCCATCCTCTAAGATTCGTTCTTTATCTTTCAGACATCTACGACATTCTTCAACCATCATTAGCAGCTCTTCGTATAAATCCTTCAGGCTATTCCCCTGTGCCGCGATAGCATCTTTTGTGTACCCACCCCCCGTAAGGGGCATTTCCGTATCATCATCCCAATAGTATTCTCGTATATCAAAATACTCATCATCGTGTCGGTCTTTCCACCTTGCTACCCTGTGATGCCAAACCATAATTCTATTCCCGCATTAGTGTGTTAGTTCTGGTGAATCAGGTGTTTTTATTTTCCCACCAAACCACCTCTAGTCTTTTGATAAAAAGCCACTTATAAGTTTCGGGGCATAAGAACTCACGCAAGGTATGCCGTAAGCACCATTCCCATCCCGCCCAATCCCGAAAAATTGCCGTCTTGTTACAGGTGGGGCAAAAGCATTTATGCCACCTGTCAACATTTATGCACGCCCCTTCTTTTGCCTTCTCTTCCATAAAACTAATGCTCCTCTAGTGTTTCAGCGCCCGTCTTTCCGAGCTGTCAGATGGTTTCTCACCACCGCTGTCTATTAGTTGATAGCCGACAGTTGGCCCCTTGCGTATTTTTTGCGTGTTAATTAGCAGTTCTCACGTAAAACTAATCCCGCACTAGAATACTAATTCTCATCCCTTATTCATTCCCAGCACACAAAGACTCCGTTACTTTTTCAATGCTGTGCACATAATCCCAAAATTGTTGTGCTTCTTTTAATGCTCTTTCTGGCGATACCCCCCGAATGATTGAAATAAATTTCGCCATTGCTACAACTTTTTCCCATTGGGGATCGTCTTCTTTTTCTTCCATTGCTTACCCTTTATTGTCTGTGAAAAACACACACACTTTTAAAATCCCGTGTGCTCTGGAAGCTCCTCTAATTTCTTTAGATCCATTGTAAAAATTTCGGCTTCGTAGACATCCTCTGTTTCACCATGTTCCATTTCCTCAAACATAAGCTCATCAAAGCCGACTAGAGGCACGATTAACCACTCACTACCGTGGCCTTTCGGTCTAAAGCGTACAACTCGTATAGGTTTTTCCATTAAAACAAATCCCCTGGATCCTCATCGTCAGATTCGGGAGAATTAATTAGCTCCTCAAACTCACATAATGGATTAACGGCCTTTTCAGCTGCCACGGATCCAGCAAGTGGCATGAGCTCTGCAATACATTCATTAAACTTTTCTCTGGTGCCAAATGGTACAAATTTCTCTTTAAATAGTTCTGTTACCGCAGCGGGTGATATGTGATCGGTGATGAAATCCACCTTCCTTTGATACTTGGGGTAGTTGGTATTAAACAATGTTATATAGTCTACTATGATACAATCTTCGGCCTTATCATCCCAAAAAAGAATATTACCATTCTTGAAATCAAACATGGGTACAAGCCCCTGTTCTAGATTGGCAGGAATATTATCTAGAAAATCTTCCAGTGTTTTAGATTTCGGGATTGGCTTTTTTCTGGTTTCTTTCCACTTGAAATACTGTTCTGAATCGGGTTGTACGATTCTGTACGATGGCCCCCACTTTTCTGATATCTCTTCTTCAGCTGTAAACTTTGCTTTCTTACCAGCGGTTAAAGTTTCCAGATAGAAACTCACGAGCTCACCGAAACAAACCACCTTTTTATTTATGCCAGACCCATCATCAATAGTAATTGTTAAAAAGGTGTTTCCAGTTTTAGATGTTCTAGGCGTTACTTCCTTAACGATACCCTCAATAGATACAATTTCTTTTTCCATGTATGTGTTTTCCCTAAGAAATGTTTACCTTAACCAGCACACGCAGATATCCCGATTTAAACAACACTACACTTCTTAATAGCTTCTTTCAAGAAACAAATTAAAAGTAGTGTAAGATGTTTGGGGCCGCCTGGCTCGTACCGGCCCACGGCCCAATATCAGGAGAATAAAAGAAAGTGCTAAGGTCGCCACGCAGAGTGGTCTCCCTTAGTAGTAACTCATTAGAATACTAGCTTTAAACTTGTCTAGCCGGCGTAAAGTCTAGCCTATCACGGATTTCAGAGATGTAAAGAGTAATCCTAGGGCGGGTATTGATATTACTCAGGGATTTATTTTGTTACATTGTAACAAGGCATAGATATTGCCGCCTCCCGTAGATCATCTTTCAGGTTTCACCAAAGGTAAATATTCCGGAACCCAACCCCTAGGGGGCATCCCAGCGAATAACGACGGCAAAAACAGTATATCATAATTCGGGCCAAAGGTATTCATATGGTGTATCAACCACTGGTTTTAGTTTTCTGAGTTCTAATCTGAGATGACCTAACGTTGTTTTTCTAAAATATGCAGCGGGGTCTTCTCCATCAAGAAACGGCCACTTTGTGATGTTCCATACTCGTATCAAATTAAGGTCTACTAACTCCTTACCGGATGGATGCAGCACTACCCAAAACTGAATCCGAGCCCGCTCACAAAGCCGCTGTGTGGCTAAGATGTTCGGGTTAGTACCTAACGTGGGGATAGAAACTTTATTACTCTTAAACTCTGTTATACACACCGGCTCAAAGATCCCCGGTGCAGTTTTGCGGTAATGCAGACCATCAATATCACACATATAGCACGGTGTTTGAAGAGTGCGTAACCAAGCTGATACGTAAAGGTCACGTTTACCAGTGTGCTCCACATTAGTCACTCTTTGGTGGCTCCTCTAGTGGTATGGGTGCCCAATGGGTTGCTCGTAGTCGATGGCCGTACACATTGCGCAAGTGTCCACCATCCCAAGTTCCCAGCCCCTTCTCGAAGCCGATATCGGTAAACCAACCACTCAACACCTCAACACCCTTGGGTGGTGGTAACTCCTCCATCTTCACCCACGGGCCAATGGGTTTAGGATTCTCATCGCGATGCTTGATGCCACTATGAAACCCGTTTATAAATGAACCCTTTTCATTTTTTGAAAGGTCTGAGCCTACTCCCTCCTTTATACATGTCGCGTAGGTATCAACTAGCTCTTTTGCCGCATCTTCTTCTTTAGTCATCGGGTAGCACCCTCTTACAAATATCCCAGATTATTTGATGGTGCAGATAACTTGGTATAAGCGTTACCACTAGAGCTACAGTCGCCTTGTCATTTTCCATGATATTCAGTATCGCCTGTTCCCGCTGCTTGGAATTCATTGCCGTAGAATAAGCCTTTGCCAGCTGATTGGCCGCCTCATCTCTGCCATCAAGCTCTGCGAAATATGATTCTTTCTCAAGTAGTGTTTTCATTTCTTGCCCTTAAATAAATCAAAGTCTAAAGGTGCTGTAGGATGGTCTATTTGAAGATTTATCAGGGTTTTCTGTCTCATCAATCACAGATTGGCTGAAAGCATGCCTCATGCGGCCTAGGTGCTCCAAAAGCCCAGAAAGACTATCAGAGGTTACTATCTCTAGCCATCGCCTCTCTATGCCTCTCAGGCCGCCATCTTCGCACAGAGAGAAAACTGTTTCGCCGTCTTCGATGTGTTTCACTATTCGGTAGTTAGTCATACCCCCATCACCTCTTTATACCCGTAGCGCCGCACGGCATAAATCACACTCGAATGATTTCGGTTGCACTGCCTACCAATCTCAGAATAACCAAACCCCGCCGCGAATAGTTCATACATAATCCGGTGCCGCTCTGTAGTTAATTCTCGGTAGCGCCTCTTACCTAAGATTTCTTTTGTGGTGTAGTCTGAATTCTCTACTAGCATTTCAAACGCGCGGGATAATCTGTTAAAGGGGTATTGTTTCATTCGCTTGGCACCGGCGGGAGTGATAGCCAGTGGGTGACGTTTTCTCCCCCGTAATCAAGATCCCCGGCATCCCGCCAAACTGATACCCCATCTTCCCTCTCGTGCCTTGCTACATATACTTCACAGTTATCTGCTAGAACAATAAGAAGATATCCAACGGGGGGAACCCGATCCTCCACGCTCACCCAAGCTGGATTTTCGTCTCTGTGCTTGATGCCAGCTAGGAAGGCGCGAAGTAGCAATTCGGCTTGTTCGCCACCACCCATGCTCCAAGCAATCTCCGCTTCATTCTGTTCTACAAATTTTTGATATCCCACCTTTTCTTCTTTAGTCATCCCCAAGCGCTCTCTTTATATGAAGCCGTAAATCTGCCCGGCTGTGCCCGTTATCAATCATGGTGAGTAGTTGTTTTAAGGTTTCGTTACGCCATTTGATGCCAGCTAGGAAAACTTGCGCTGTTGTGAGGTCTTCATTGAAGCTTTCATGCTCAAAATCCTGTGCCGCATCTTCTTCTTTAGTCATTTGCTTCTCGCATTAATCGCCCTGGCTTGTGCTTCCGCCTTGGTGCGTGTTGCATGCCCGCCACCATCGGCTGCAGTGCCAAACCTATTCTTTGCTATGCGGCCCCTACCCTGGCCCTCAACGACACGAAATTTACTGTCTCTTACTACTACTCTTACCGGCATGATTTAATCCTCACTAATCTTTCCTTTTCTTTCGATCTTGGTAGTTGTGTTACCATCGCGTATTAATTCTGGTGGGAGATCATACCAAAAAAGATATTCTGGCTTAGAAATCTTGGGTAATTTTTTAATATCTGAAAACTCTTCTTTTACCAGATTGGCAACTAGATACCCCTTCCTTGGAATGCTCCAAATGCTCGGGTCGGAGCACCGCCTCCCTTTTTTAACATTCAACAAGCCCTCTCTTACAAGCGCTTCCGCGGTGGCGCACGAAGTTCCTTTAGGTAATTTTTCAATCTTTCCACCATCGGCAAGCCTGATAAATGCAATGAGCATTTGAATCTGTGACATACTTAATTTTAATTCGTAATTTAGCCCCATATTAATTCCCAAAAAACGGATCTTGAGCTAGAGGAGTTATTCACCCAAGACCCGCAACTCCCTGGCGGTTTTTGTTAATGGAGCCGATACCGCCAAACGGGCTCACAAGCGACGGTTTGGAATTAGGAGCCTTAACCGCCAAAAGGCTCATAAGCGGGGGGCTTAACTATGGCTTGGTGCTTCCCCTACCTACCTTTGTCACCCATAGCTGCGTACGGCGAGTAGTGTAGATCCCCAACCGTAGATCAAAAATTCACCCTTTCGGACTACCACACTGATACGAAATCTGTTACGCTGACTTATTCCCCCATTACATTTACAAGATTAGCGACAACATGCGGATCGGTATCAACCGGGATTGATAACTCCACACTGCCGCGTTTTAATGTAAACACCGGTATCTGGCTAGTGAGCTCTAAGAAATTACTTTTAGCTTGCCTTGCCGCACCACCCCCGCGTTTTACAATCATGGGTTTAATGGAACCATCTTTACTAAAAATACGATTCCACTTAGAGATCATAGTGGGGTGCACGCTTATCTTACTAGCAAATTGTTGTTGAGTAAGGCCGGATGCCCGCCACTTTTTAATCTCTTTTAACCAATCGTTACTACTTCTTTGCACTCTTTGTCTTCTTTTTTTCTTTGCCATCTTTCTTATCCTCCGATTTATAGCATGTAATTATTTTTACAATTAAATCACTCTCATTAGCATTCTTACCAAACTGATGTGATAGCTCTATCATTTCATGGGCGATAAGCCGCCTTTGTAAATTCATCATCTGTGTGATCACATCTTGTTCAATTTGTACGTAGGCATCCAACAGCTTTTTACGTACCCTCTCTTTCACGATATTTTCTAGGTCGGATAGTGCGCCATGTTGAAAAATGTATTCTATTTTAGCCATTCGGGTATTTCCTCGTCTTCCTCTATGATTTCAATCTCTGGTAGAAAATCGCCTAAGTAATAATCCTCTAATTTTTTTAGCTTTGGTAGCGTGTGAATCTCGTTGTCAAAACTCCAAATGCCCTCTCTATCCTCACTGCCGTCATACTTGGGCACAAGCTTATCTAGTATAAAGGTTAGCTGCCCGTTGTCACACGGTGAGAAATCATAATAAAACCGGAGTGACTCCGTGTGTGCAATTAGTACTTCCGGGGGTATCGGTGGTGGTGCTTTTTCTACTGATACTACCTCCGCATTAGGAATTGTATCTACCTCTGATTCATCAAGTATACCCAAGCCACATATAGATAGTGTAACCCGCCTTTTTGCTTTTGTTTCGGCCTTCATTACGCCGTTAGCCAAATCATCACCCTTAAGATTAGAGATATCAACCGCACCGGTAGCAACGTCGGTACGCTCAGTTTTATCTTTTGCCGTTGCCTTCGCCACGTACAACCCGTCGGATCTCTCGGTTTGTATACTTACTATTGATACACCGTGGATTTTTCTTAGTTGCTCAGTACAATCCTTTTTAGCGTATAGCTTTAATACGCCACTTTTTTTAAAATAAATGTATTCAAATGGATTGGTAAGAGGGTTTAGCCCTAAGCTCTCACAAACCTTAGTGCAATAACTTACTTTTTGTTCCGGGGTAAGCCCGCTTAAATCGCCGGTGATGAGTACGTCTTCAATAGTTTTTGCTGTGGGTAAATTATTCATTCTTACCTTTTAAAATGGGGAAGATACATATCACCCAATCACTCTATCAGAGTGAAAGAAAAACATGCGGGCATACATACCCTCCCCTGCTCTATGTTACGTGTTTAGTACATTGGATCGTCACTACTTTCCATATGCTGTTGTGCTAGATATTCCTCATACTCTAAAATTGTTTCGGCAAGTAAATCATCAAGTTTTTGTATTGCCATCCACCTGCAAAGCTCAAAGGCAAGCCTGGCTTCTTTATCTAGGTTAGCTTTAGGCTGTATAATAAGGAGTGCTTCTCTCATTTTCTGGTGATTCAGATCCATAATAACCCCCCTTTATGAACAAGTTACTGACACCCTATAGTTTAACAAACCTTAAGTCAAGATAATTGAAGTGAATTTTAAGGTATGTTAGGGTATTAATATGAATGATGAAAAAAGACATAGATTGTTTAAGCATCTTGAAGCAAGTGCGGGGTTAAGTAGCTGTGAAATGGCAGACGCGCTAGGATTACAGGAGGGTACCTATTACTATAATAGAAGATGTGATACCGGAACTGAAAATATAAAAATGTGGATGCTTAGAGAAATGCGAGTACTCGCAAAATTGGATTGGAAAGGTTTAGGGAGAATTATTGATACTATTTATAGTGATGATTAGATGCCGTATCGGGTAGAGGCGTACACGTTTAAAATATCGGTTCTTTCATCGCTGGATACTTCTTTAGAATAAACAGCGAGATCGGCGATCCCCCCATCATATTCAATGGTGCCCATGAGGGTACCCACAACAACATCAGCGCCGCCTAGCGTGGTTAATCCAAATAGGGTATTATTGAGTACGGTTTTTCCCTCAACTACGCCTGATAAATAAAAATTCACACCACTTGCTAAACCATTTCCACTATAAGTTAATAAGATGGAATAATCGGTATTTGCCGATAGAGTTGTATTGCCTAAAACCCCTATGCGATTACTTGTCAGATGTAAAAAATCAAGGAAAATTCTGGCTGACGTTGCTACGTAATGCTGATAACCTCTACTATTGGAATCATTTGATTTTTCAATCATCGTATTCGCCTGAGAAAAATTATCGAAATTAACGATTGAAAATATTGAGAATGGTGAATCGTGATCAAATTCAATAGCCGCTGAATTAGCCGCTGAAATTTCTAATCTGTTATCAATGCCATCAAAATCTAACGCCGGCTGCCCGCCTATTCCGGTATCGTCTCTTATCGGTCTATTCGTATCACCGGGTGCTATTAAATCTGCCGTAACCCCACCAGCCTTATCACCCCAACATCTAACCGGATCGGTATTTCCCGCCGCCACGGTGCAAGAAGCATCTTGAAAAGTATTATCAGACGCCCTAACCCAAAGCTCTAGATTGCTTATTGCAGCCGGATCGATTGGTGCCTCTTCAAATGGGGGAGTGGCTACTGTAGTAATAAATTTATTTAACGCCCTTGCGCGCCTAATCTTACTTCGTTGCCTTCTATCAGTTACCATTAGCTAATCGTTATCCCGTATTCAGTATTTGCATAATCCGTAAGTATGGATATATCACCGGCAGTAAATTCCTTATCGTGAAATGAGTGCTCAGGCATATCGCCATTTATAAAACTGGTTGCGATATTGCCTATGTTAAAATTACCGGCACTGATTGTAGTGCCGGTCAAATTATCGAAGATTGGTGCTTGAAAAGATTCCGCTGTAGTGGAATCAATATAAGCATTAAAGCCACTTGCTGCGCCAGAACCGTCATAAGTGATAAGTATTACATGGTCAACATCGTTCGTAACAGGAGTCGTGGCAGTATCTTTGATGATACTACCAAATCCGCTGCTTGCTAATCTAACCCTAATTCTTCCCCCAAGCACCCGCATTTCATACCCAGTATTTCCTGTTATTTTTGTGAACAAACCATATGAATTTGCAGATGCATTAACAATAAAAAACATACTAAACGGGTCTAACCTATCTACCTCAAACGGGGTAGCGCTTGCGCCCAAAATGCTGAACGAGTCATTGATGCCATCATACTCAAGGCTTGGTAATGCATTAATACCGCTTGCTCTAAAAATAGGGCGACCGCCATCGCCCAGAACAGTGGGAATGGTGGAAAGATTGCCGGATTTATCGCCAATGGCTCGCACGAATTCGCCGTCAAGGGCTAAGATGCTTCCCGCCAAATCAGTAAAGCATTCGGTGTCGGCCTTGAAACGATACACAAGGTCACTAACCAGCTCTGGCCCTTCCAGCGGTGCCGCACCACTCCTTATTATTGTGGGCACTAGCCTGGTTAATGACCTATGACGCCTAGCCCGCCCTGATTTTTGCGGCACATTAATCCTCTAGAAAGCCAAATCTAAAGTTTAGCGCATCTGTACGGGTATATGTCGGAGCTCCGCGCGACACACACGCGGCAAAAACGTTTATCCCCGCGCGCACTCGCACTACAATATTTTGATTCTTGCCCTCACTAGTACCCCTGGCACCGCCCGCGTAACTAAAATCTGTTCTTACTTCCATGTTACCAGCTATTTTATCGATATCTGCCTCATCGATATCAAGTGCTAAAAAATCAGTGAATGTGGTATTAACCGGATCGGCAGTAAAGATCACAAGGTCTAAATCTACCGCCTCTTGATCCAAATCACCCACCGTAATATTTGTAAACACACCGGAGATGCTTTTCATTGAATCAACATCGGTAAGAGTCATTAGCTCACCAATTAAGAACCCCGGTGAATAGGTGCCGATGGTATTAGTTACCGTGGCCTCAAATATATCTGAAAACTTTCTTTCGCCCATGTTACTTATCCTTTGTTAATACTCGAAGTACGCCAACAAGAGAAACGCCAAGCGCTACAATTGCCGATGATAACTCCGGTGAAAGTGTTAAGCCCAATCCCATTGCTAGGGCAACAAGCCCTTCCCAAGTACTTCGCTCCCTCAGTCTATCAAGAAAATATTTCATTTTAAATCCTCTCTAAAAATTTACTGCGAATTTTTTAATAATCTGTTATACCCGCTTATCATTCTAGTAGTGAAATCAAAGGTGCGACGATAAGGAATGGGAGTTTTACGATCCCCACTACCAGATCCCAATAATCCTTGCGATTCAGCATCCCACAAGTATACGATCCCGTGATCGTTTCGTATTCCTCTGAGGGTAGTAGACATTTCGGTACTCGATATTCTATTGTTAAAAGATCGTTGCTCAGTGAATGAAATGCTCGCACCGTCGTTTGACCAGATACTATTCTGGCTTCGTAGTATTGGTCTTGAGGAGTGCAACTCCACAAAATCAAGCTTAGAATGCCCAAAGTGTAAATTTGTTTCATTAATACGAACCGGATTGCGGGATATTTTATGTGGCCATTCCTCACGAGCAACATCTAACAAAACGCCCACCGCCTTAGCCGTGTAATTATCCTCTAAACCTATTGATAAAATAAACTTGTGCCCATCATCGCCGTACTTATCTATGAGCGCTAAAATCTTTTTAATGCGCTTACGGTAAGGTCTAATCACCCGCCACTTACGCTTTCCAAGTAAGAAATTTAATCTATCAACGTGCAACCGTTTCCAGAGCTCACCGCGAAACAGTAACGGCCTACCCGTATTTCGATCCCGCTTTCTTCTACCAGAACCATTTGCGATATGAAAAATGACGGTAAGATTCGGATACTCATTTAGAAAGGCCTCTAAGCCGTTTTCATCTTTTCCAAACGTGCCGTATAGAACCGCTATCACCGGTTGATTAATTCCGACTAAAGCTTTGATCGCTCTTTTGTATGGATAGCGCTTATGCATTAGCGCGAATGTTGCAATACCCCTACGTTTTTTCACGGGTAATATGTTTGTAAAGTTTGCCGACAAGATGCAGAGGGTAAGTACCAATCTTAAAAAGTGCCAAAGCAAAAAGCGCCACGTTAAACCGGAGCTCACGTTCCCACCACCTTTGATTATAACCTAAGACCATGCGTTTACTACCTCGAAAGTAAAATCGTTATGTGTTCGTAATTTTGTTAAGAATCTTGCAAATGCTTCTCTTGAACTCTTCACCGCTGGAGCACCATCAATCCAGCCGTAACTAGTACCAAGTAAAACACACCCCTGAGTATCCCGCCTTGTGTTTCCCACATGAAATAAAATTCCACTTCGGTTTAGTACACCCCGCACCTCATAGGTTACCGGGATTTTCATACCTCCGCTAGTGGTACGATCTAAGGTTTTAAAAGCAAGATATTTACCGGGGGGTATACAAGAAATATTGGGTAAATTATTGTTATAAGAAAGCTCCATAGTAGAGAACATCGGCATACCCATAACGAGCAAAACGCCGAAAGTGGATTCTGCGATCTCTGTGAGTCGCACAAGTTTAACCACTAGTAAAAAACCTCTAGGCCAAAAACTAAAACGCTTAATATCCCAATGGTAATTAATACTAGTTCAATCACTTTCTTTCTAAGCTCCTAAGTCTTTTTTCATGATCCTGAACCAAGCGATCCAAAATTGTAAAATGTAACGTAGCAGTCGCATGAGACGGCTTTTCGTTATGATTATCAAGCTGTGTTTCTAGGCCATTTAGCCTGATATTAATCTGCAGCACTGCCAGCATCACGGCAAGTAACCCCAAAATAGAACCTATAAATTTTATTAATGAACCGTTTTTTTCCACCGCTTACCCGCCTAAAGCCGTAATCCTTGTTTCAAAATCCTTTAAAATTACTATGATTCTATCAATATCAAATGACTGCCGTTCAGTGTCTCTATCTGTCTGTTCCTCACTATCACTTTTTGTGGGTGAGTGGGCTTCTATTGCAGTTTGAATAGAATTTAAATCTGCGTTTGGTGCCACAATTAATATTTCTGCCGCCGTTACATTATCCATTTGAAATTTTACACTTAACGAAAAATCATCATTAGAAAAAACCAAAGACGTGGCCGCTTCAATTTCAGAAATGGCATCTCTCATGTTAATTTTCGTCGGTAAGTTTGTGGTTAGTACTCTTCTTCCCATTACGCCCCTACTTTAGTTTTAAAAATATTGATTCTTCTAGATGCGCTATACGCTGTTTCCGGCACCTCCACACTCCATTTGATTTCTATTGTAACCGTACCACTTACCCCGCTTAGAAAATGCTTGGGAGAAAGCGTAATAGCATTCCCGTTTGTATTCGGTGCGCCCGGTTCTTTAAAGATAGCCTTTTCACCGCCCACCCCGTCAATAAACATCTGGGTATCTACCGTACCATCTGAAGCATCTGAAGATATTTGTATGGTGCCCGTGGCGTAAAGTAGGTCATCTGTTTTTACTTTCTTGGTGGTGCTTATCGCCGCTACCATCGATCCCGATGTGGTGTTTATTAGCGACCCGTTTGATACTTCTTTCGGATCTGTGGGCAACTCGAAATCAACACGCCTGATAATGTGCGGCAATACAGAACCGGTAAGCGCTATGCCTTCGACATCGCTGTAATCCGCCTCACTAGGGGCATGTGCTTCCACGGCGGTTTTAATGGCCGCTGTTTTAGTGTCATCGGCTTGTATCCGAATTGACCTGGCCGCCACCGGGTTACTAGCTTGGTAATCAATCCACAAGACGAAACCATCCGCTGACCAATCAAGAGACGTAGCCGCTTCAATTTCTGCAATTAACTCAGTATGATTAATAACCGTGGGTAAGCTATGAAACAAAGTTATCGACTGACTGGCCACTATAGAAGCCCGCCTGATTTAACGACATAAATTCTCATTAACCTTTTACTGCTAAAAACAGTAGTACCGCCACCATCTCGCCGCCACTCGAAATCGACATCAATTGAGCCGGTTAAATCGGTAGCATGGTGACCAATTGCTAATGCATCTTCGGTGCCCGCCACGTTTGATACTCGGGTGATATCAAACATAGTGCCACTGGTAGATGTACCGATTCTAATTTGAGTAGCTATTCTTCCAAGCCCTGCCGCGTCATGGCTCCAACACATCTCTAACTCTGCGATGATCAGATCATCTGTGGAAATCCCGGTAAGAGTTTTCGTTCTAAACGAAACAAAAGAAGCGCTCGTTTCTGAAATTAAACTAGAACCGAAATTAAAATCGTGTTCCGTCGTTATGTCTTCTAGTTCCGTGGCGATATCTTCGGTATCGGGCTTGGCTGTTCTAATAATATTTGCGTTATATGTTGCCATTACGTTGGATCACTATCGTGGATTAAAAGTCTACAAAGTAAACTCATTGTTGGCACATCGCCCCTAGGAAAGTTATAATTTATGCTGTTTATCTGTACCCTCTTTGATGATGCTCTTACTAAATACTCACTCTGAACAAACTCCGCATTCTCGGCATCACCGCTAAAAATTGCGGGTAACGGGTCTGAGGAACTCCCCAGAAAACTGGGCAATTGTGGTAAGCGCAACGTTAGGGTATCTAGTGCCTCTAAATCTCTGAATTTATCGTAGGGTAATTGTATCCGAATAAACTCGTGGGGCACATCGTGAGTAATCAAATAAAACTTTGCTACGTTCTCAGCGGATTCGGTTTCTTCTAAAAAATTAAACTTGGTTTCACCTAACGGCCTATCACCAAAAAGCTCCTCAGAGTTTCCGCTAATCGCTTCCCCAAACGCGCCATCTGAATGACCCGCTTGTAAAAGCTTTAGATATGTGCGCTCACCATCTTGGCCCGTTACATCTTCTGTTCTGGTAGCACCAGTTTCGCGGGCAAAAGATATTTTGGTATTGTTAATTATTGTATCAATGCCGTTAGATATAAACTCTACAGACAGTAAATCATCGTCATCTAATAATGCGAAATCTGTTCTTTCGGTTCCCCATCCATACGTACCAACGTTAGGCTCAAAGCCGCTAAGTTTTACAAGCCTTGCCGCTTGATTTCTAAACACCTCGTTTAAAGCATTTTGTGCCGTCGTGCGCCCGGTTGTATACCCTTTCACCTCTCTTGGAAAATTAGCCGCTACACTACCAAGTAATTCAAGATGGGTATCATCATAAATAGTTTTATCATACCTGTTATTTACTGCCGTTACCGCAACGGGATCCCACTCGAAGTGTAAAAAGTGTGCAATTCTATTTGCTCCAAATATCGGTGCGCCCGCCCCTTCACCTAAATCGTTTCCGTTATCCCTTAAGCCGCCCGTCTCAATAAAATATCTAAGATTATCTATATTAATATCTTGCGTTGAAACACCGGAATCATTTGCTGCCGTAAAAAATGCGTGGCTTAATCCCGTATCAACATCAAGCCCATTACCGGTGGGCGAATCAGTAAAATCCACACCGAAAAAACTCACGTCTCCTGTTTCCGTTGGTGCGAATAATCCCACCCATTGCCCCGGTGCCTGTTTAGCTATTCCAACATCTGTAAATCTTTGGCGGAATCCCGCTGGGCCACCATCACTGGGGATTACCATTGCTAGAGTCATCTCTCCCTGCGATGATGGCGCACCGGAATTAGTTTCATTACTGGCAAATATAGACCACCAATAATCTATGCCTTCCCTAAGTACCACCGGCCTATCAAGTGGAAACTCTACTCCGAATGGTGCGTTAGCTCTAATTTGTGCCGCAAAATCATTTTTAGCCCTCACCCCACTTGCAATTACTGGATCAACGGGAAATTCTGGTGGTTGCGCTGTGTTGGTAAATGCTGTTGCGCCCTCATAGATTCTTACTGTTACCTCACCATCTAAAAAACCAACTGGCCCACCGGCAACATTAGAGCCCTCAAAATTTACACTTACGTGTGTAAGGATTTTACCGTTAGCGGTATTATCATAGTTAATTTGAAAAGCCCGCTCTACTGATAGATCTGGAAGGTCTGCACCGGCAATTGAAACCCTGGCGAGTATGCCGCCCTCATCCACTTTTCGTAACCGCCCGATTCTATCTCTTACTCTAATATCACCTGTGGTTAAATTCAGAGCGCCCGATGTCTCAAAAGAATCAAAGTTAGTTGCATACGCTAAATCCGGTGTGGTTGCATCACCGTTTATCTGATAACCCGGTACTAATAATCCAACGTCACCCGGTGCCAGTGATTCATAAAAACCAAAGATAACCGGCAAGTGTTTCCCTAACGATCTTGTCGGTGCGTCTGGAAATTCAGTTACGTTTATCTCTTTGGTTATTATCCGCTGTGGTATCGGATTATTTGTAATCTCTAAAGATACTTCGTTCGTACTAAAATCTATTGTGTAATTCTTTATCGTACCTTCCCATAAATCTTTAGGTAAGACGGAGGTAGGCTCTGAAAATGTTCCGACTACATCTGTTGTATAAGCTTTGATTTTTACCGGCTGTAAAATTACCGCGAACTTTTCAAAGAAATCTGTAAAGCGCCTTTCGAATCCAATACTACCCGGTGAGTTGTCAATGGTAATAGTGGCTGTGGTGTTTTTAGGGATAAAGCTATCTAGTTGCACACCAAGCCCAGCCACTTCCACTATCAGAGCATCGAAGGTAAAATCTGGCTCAAAGCCTGACCATGTGACTTCCCTTTGAGTAAAAGTAAATAGTTTGGTAACGCTTGGATCGTCTTTTTGTTTGAGAGTGATTTCAGCCGTAAGCCACGTTTGCTGTATGGGTGAAACCATTTTAAATCATCTCTTCAAATTCTATATTTACATCCCAGAGTTGCGCCTCTGTTAGCTCATAATCAATACCCCTGATAAATCCGTGCGCTACTGTGTGGGATTCTAAAATACACTGGTCTCTGTCGATTAACCAAATGATGGAAAAGTCTCGTTTCTTTTCTAGCTTTTCAACAGAGCTATTCTTTATGGTATCGGGTCTACCTTTCCATTCAAGATCAAATACCCGCCTATCTTTTCTTTGCCATCCGGCAGACCTACCCGTTCTATATCTAGCGCTAAATACCGGCTCACTGCCAAAGTCAAAAAACGTGCCCATATACCAGTGGGAGATTTCGTGTATCACCGAATCTGTTGTGCCAATTCTTAAGCGCCAATACCGAAACCCGGTAGTAAATGTAGTTTCTAAATACAAATCTTCATTAAAGCGATCATCCAGATCCGTTAGATCGTAGGTAGTGGATGCGCTTTCCGGTGATGAGAATGCCGGGTTATCATCGCCGAATAAAGTAATACTCACCGCCGCCGAATCTCTTACCCGGTTAACATCTGCTCTACCAATAATTAAATAATCAGGATCAAGAGTGAAACCAGTGGTACCGGTTTCATCTAAATCCAAATCAATATCACTTTGAGTGCTGGCCGCTGCCGCTTTCCACGTTTCTTGTTTGGGGCCATCAAATATATTTTCTATTGGAAATCCACTAGCCGCTGCCGGTGATACTAATACACCCGCCTCTGTAAAGGCTGAGTTATCCGCAATTACAAACCTGCTCACCCGATCAACTCCTCAAAGGTTACTAGAATAATCCAGAAATCATGGAATGCCTTTTCAAACGTTACTTCTGTGATCCTCGCGTGCAAGAGCTCCACATCTTCTAAGATTGTGGAATCATCCGCCGGAAATAAAAACACCGGTCTTTTAAAACGGTGTTGCGCTATCCTATCAAAAAACTCATCAGCCTTTACATCTGTGATGCCCTTCCAAGTGGCTGTTACGCGCATTCTGGGCGATGTGAAGCGCTGTTTAGGAAAATTACCGCTACTAGTACGAAACGTATTTTCACCGCCAAAATCGCGCTGTATATCGATGTCAGACGGATCAATATCAAAATCAAAAAACGTTCCAAAGTACACTTGCCCATGAGAAAACACTGTACTAGCCGCCGCGTAAGTTAGCCGCCAAAATCTAAACGCTGCCGTTTCTGTTATTTGTTGCACACTATCAAACGCCCCTTGCGGCCCCACTAGTGTACCGAACGTTTCCGTGATGCGAGTAGTGTAAATAATATCATCTGGTGAGCTATCGAGCGTTACCGTTACCGAATCATCATCTAAGTTTCTGGCATTTGCTACAATTAGATGATCAACCGAATCGGTAGTACTTGCGCCCAAATCAAAAACCAAATCTTCCGCTACTGACGCCGCCGCAAACTCAAATGTGTTCCACCGCTTTCGCGCCAATAAATTCCATTCGTTATTATCTTGATCAACCGCGCTACTGGGCGTTATTGAAATCGTGTTCCAAGGTATACGCCCATAGCTAATTAAAAGATTCGTCACTGCTCTAAGCCTTGCGTGTCTCTAGGGGGGTTATCAGAACCGGATGCCTCAAACATATCATTATTAACTGCAGTTTGAGTATTAGCATCAAAGTTAGACCGGAAATTAAAAGTAATATCCACTTCCTTGTCAGTGATAGCGTCTAATGTTTCTTTTAAATCTTCGGCTTTTTCTATTGGATCTTCAAACGCAAATCCTAAATCCTCCAGCGCGGATATCACAGCGGCAGTTTGTTCAAGCCCGATAGTTTTTAAATCCTCTAGTGATTTAATTCCTTGAGCGCCTAGTTGTTCAAAAAGATTTGTAACATCATCAACATCAAAGCCCGCCTCAATTAAAGATTGCTGCAGGGCTTCAAGGCTTGGTAATCCCTTTTCAATTGCCTCTACCGCCAAATCCCCAAGGGCATCAAGCGCTAATCTTCCAGACGCTATACCACCGGAAACAAGATTTTCAAATGCTTTATTTACAAGCCCAATTCCATCTGGAATACCCTGTTTAAATACATTTTCAATTCCCCGCTGAGAAGAGAGAAATTCTTTTGCTGATATGGTCCCAGCTAAAAACGCTTCGTTAATTGCTTCTTTTAAACTCTCTAGTGATACGCCCGTAGCTTGTAAGAGTAGTTGTAAATTGTTTAGCGAACCGCCCAAATTATTAGCGAGTATGCCGCCTACTTGTTCACCGGCTATCCCTATTTCTCTTAGGATATCTGCAAACGCTCTACCCACACCCGCGAACCCCTCAAACGCCGCGATGCCTTGCGCCGTACCTAAGTCTAAATTCTCAAAAAACCCCTCAAAGGGTTGTGCGCCCTCTACACCAAACTTACCTACTTCGTTTACTAGAAAAGATTCTATCTCTTGAAGATTGCCATCAATGACAAGTTTTAATCTGGCCGGATCTAAGAGATCATCAAAGAAATCGTCTAACGCCTCTCTTGATAATTTCCCTGGATCTTCACCGCCGCCAAACGCACCCACTATGCCGCCTACAATCTGTTCGCCAACAAAGCTGCCTAATTCCGATCCTAGTGCTTCCCCAATAGGCCCTAGAACATCACCGAACGTATCACCTAACTGCGCACTAAACTTCTCTCCTAATTGTTCCCCTAACTTTTCACCGAAACTAGCGCCAACAATACTACCAAGTTCACCACCTAAATCGGTGAGAACATCTCTATTAAAATCACCAGCAAATAAAGCGCCGAATGCGTCTTTTAATCCCTGGCCAATAGCTTGACCGATACCCTCAGATATGCCAGTAAAAAGATCGCTATCTACGCCGGTCTTATTAATATCACTTATCGCACCGGGTATTCCTCTTAGCGCGTCTGTTGCTAACTTTGCATTCTCTGCCGTGTCAGATAGCGGTATGATTAAATTTTTTATGCTTTCTCTGAATTGCTCATTTGTAATTATACCGGCATCAAGCTGTACTTTTAACTGCCCGAATATCTGAGTAAGATCATCTACCCCATCAACACCCGTTAGCCGGTCTATAATTTTGTCAATCTCTTCTAGAGATTTTGCTAGTTCATCAATTGCCTTTTTCTTGCCCGCTTCATCGGTAGTCTTTTTTATCTCCTTGGCTAAAACACCAAACGCACCAGCGGCATCCGATGATTTATCTTTTAAGTCATCTAATAATGGCCCGAATACTTCGAGTGCAATATTAAACAACTCTTGATCAGCCGTTCCGGCTTCAACTGTTTGTGATAATTTGTCAAACGCCTTTTCGGCTTGTTCAACTATCTTACTGCTTACGCTTGTTTCCTTTCCCGTTTGCTCTAAAATTTTATTTAATTTGTCAAACGATTTTCGCGCCCTTTCCGATCCTCGCTCTAATGATTCAAATACTTTACTTTTTGCTACAACATCTTGTGCCCTTGCGAGATTAGGAAATCTTTTATCTGCCAAATCACTGACAATTACCGCAACAACACTAAGCCCATCGTTAAACGCCTCGAATTGCCTTATTACAAAGGGTAATGTGATATTTGCAAGATCAATAAAAATCGCCGTGAGCCCTGCGACATCAGCCGCAAATTGCTCTATATCAATACCGGCGATAGTGTCGGCTAAATCACTTAACGATCCGCCTAGCGTCTCACTACCGGAAAACGCCTGTAGAAATGCACTCGTTTGATTCTCTACCGCTACGGTAACTTGAGTAGCTGCCCTGGCCGCTGTAATTTCTACATCTGCTAATCTCTCATTAGCCTCTTGTATTTTCTCAATTGCTAAGAATCTAAACGCTTGTGCTTTTTGCTCTTCAGTAAGCGCATCTACTGTAACGCCTATAGAATCTGCAAACGCTGTTTGCGCCTCTGACGCCTTAACGATAATGCCCAAGTTATCAAGAATTAACGCCGACGATCTACCCAAGCCGGTAACAAGATCCGAAAGGGCTTCCGTGGCAGTACGACCCGTTGCCGCACCTAGCTTAACCGCTGCCGCTGCTAGATCGTCAAAGCCTTCCGTTGGTAATCCAAGTAATACAGCTTGGTTTGCCTGTTGAATTAAATCGAGATCGGATACTAATCCCTGAGTAGCTGTTCTTAAGCCCGCTAACGTTTCATCTGCAAAGTTGCCAACAGATTCTTGAAGATTATCAAAAGAGGTAGTAAGCCCTTCAATTCTTCCAGCCTCTTCTAGTGAACTAAATAAAGTACCGGCAAGCCCGGTAACGGTTCTAAACGCAGAGCCTAATAATTGTACGCCCTGATTAAGTGTTACAATGGCCGCACCAAGCTTACCAAAAGATGAATCGGCCTTTTCTGTTTTCTTGCCGGTCTTATCAATCTCTTCCCCAAGATCATTAAAAACCTTAACAGCACCTTGGGCATCAACCACCACCTTAATATTTATTTCTTTATCGCCGCCCGCTACCATTTAACGCCTTCTACTCTTTTTATTATGATGTGCCATTGCTTTATGTTGTAACTCTTTCTTTTTACGCTCTACTTTCACGTAATCAAAATATACCGCTTCCATAGCTAAAATTAATTCTGGCCCCTCATCGGTTAGCCCGGTTTTATCCATTATTTGCTTTGCGAATTCTGGGTAGGTACCAAGAGAATCAAACTGCTTTTTTTTAATAAAAGCATTACAGATATGATTGATCTCAACATCGGCGGCTATATCTTCACCGATTGGGCAACCGCGTTCAGTTAAGCAAGGCGGGTGTTCCCCCGTTTCTTGCAATACCCAAGCGCAGTTACCGCAATGAAGTTTTTTATCTTTTATTAAGAGCCATTCAAGCCTAGTTGTGATTCTCCTGGTACGTCGTTTTTTGACTCCGACTCCATGTTAATATCAAACGCCGCCGCCGTTTGAGTAACCCAAGCGTTACAAATTGTCTCCACCACTGGACGCGGTAAATCCAAGATGTCTTCTACTGTTGCCGGTTTGCCATCAATATTGAGATTTTCTATCGCAATACACCTGGATTCAAAATATTCCATAAGCTCACCCGCGCCGCCCTTTTGCGCTTTTATGATCATCATTAAATCGCGGTAGTCGCCCATCTTGAATACAAATTTTGCGTCTCCGTATTCAACGACATATTTAGTAGTCTCAATATCCATTTAATTCCTAATGTTGTTAAGTTATATAGTCGGTCGTGCGCTGATTAATAAACTCAACATGAGGCAGCGTATCAAACATGCCCGCCGGTGTTGCCGCCGCCGCCAAGAGATCGAAGTTAAGTACGTGCGGATTAATGCCCGTCTCAATAACGTTGTATTCAGGATTTTGAATCAATTTAGCCTTTGGAATGTAAAGCCTGAACGTTTTATTGAGGCCGCTACCACTGATCTGTGTACCCTGAATCTCTAGTAACATCTTAGATGTGGTTTCCGCCTCATGTAAATCGTAGAACGTGTGATCGTCTAATTGCTTTAGTGTTACTGACAGTGTGCCCACAATGAGATCGGTAGCGATTGGCTCACCGTTACCAGCAGTACACTTAATCTCACCTACAAACTCTTGAGGTTTAGTGTAACTAAAGCTCAGGTCTGTAATCGCCAAACAATCTGTAGGATTTACTAGGGCAATATCGGTTTCATCATTTAAAAGAAACGCATCATCAAAGCCCACTATGATTTTCTCTGTATCAGCAATCGTGGTAGTGGCTAATTGAGCGTTATCATTTATCCCCGTACTAAGCTCTTGTTTATTACCTAAAATATCCGCACCAAAGGTAAGAAAATTAGCAATATCAGAGAGCGTTACAGTGATGGTGGTAGTTGCCGCCGATGGAAATTCAATCGTAGTGGTTGAACTGGTTTCATATGCCAGCGTACCAAAGTTAGCATTAAAAGTAGTGTTGGTAGTAAATCGGTGAAGAAAATCACCCTGACCGCCCGTTTGTTCCACTGCCGCCGTAGCAATGCCGAAATATTGAGCCATCACTTGATCCATGCCGTTCTCGTAACCGCCCTCCATTTCGAGTGTTGCAGAAGGCGAAATATTACCAAGCGCTGCGTCAGTATCCATACCAGCACCGGTACCAACGGGGCTTGCTCTATTGTCTGTTACCGATGTGGTGTTTGTAATTCTTGCCGCTAATCTGTCATCGACACCAAGCGCTATTGCTGTTCCGAATACAGTTGCGGCGGGGTTTATTTGATATCCGGCAATTGTACCGGCTCCGGTTCTAGCTACCATGATTGAAATCTCCTATTTAGAAATTAGTTTGAAATCTTAAAAAGTTGTTTGCTTAAATCCTTCGTAGGTGTAGAGCGCCTCCCATACCGGCTTACCATCAATGGATGAGGCCGTGATTGACGGTGGGCCATCTTGAAATTCAAAGCCTTGCACGGTACCAGCCCAATCAAGGCCAAGAGTGCCTGTAACAAGAGTAAATATAGTCTCAAACGTATCTATCGCCTCTACAAATCCGGTGCCATCAAGTAGCGCCTCACGTACCACTTGAATCTCTACCGGATAGGTAAACCCTACTTGCGGCTTTATGACATTAAATTGTTGCGCCCTTCTTATGTCATATGTGATGAAATTAAAGCGCTGATCAAACTTTAGTAGCGCTAAGTGCTGCGATGATTCTTCAGCTATGGCACGTGCATCATAATCATAAATCTGTGGTGTGATACTTGTGATAGTTACGTCTGTCCAAACGTTAGCATCCCACGCCGCCCTAACTGCCGCCGCTGTACTCATTACCTGGCGATCCTAAGAAAGCTACCTTTTACCTGTGGTTCACTTTCCGGTGAGCCGTCTTGATCTCTATCATATTCAATCTTAATGGCATTTAAAGTACTGTTGTAAATCTCGTCATATTCCTCAAACCGCCTTTCCCATTCATCGCCAACATCGCTCATATTGGAAATCATAAGAAGCGCCAACGATTTATAAACAAGTGCAATTTTTAATCGGTCTGGTCGCCAAATAGACGCCCATATAAAACCGTTAGAATCTAGAATTTGAATCGCCCGCTCTCTGGCAAAAGAAATCGCATTGTCTTGTTGCACAGTGGAAAAGTTAGCATCTATAGTGGGGAATACTTCTTCGAGGTCTGAATTTAACACCTCCACAAGTTTGTGATGCGCTTGCGCCCGCTGCAGCGGGAGCTCACGAATAAAAAGCTGTACTTGCCCGCCATTTACTAACGGGGTATTAACCGCTAGGAAATGTGGAACCCTATCAATTGATGCATCTGGATCGGGATCTACTATTGCGGCTATGGTAAACCGTTTACCGTTTGTAATATCGGCCCACACGATAATGGTTTGAAGTAACCCTGTACCACCGCCTACCGCGCCCTCCGCTCTAGTGGGTCGTCTATCATATACAAAGATACTAGGCGCATCTGTAACGCCTGACATATCAAAATAGCTTTCTCTGTCATCTGTATCTAGAACAAAGAAATCATATATAATGGCTCTACCAAATGGGTGCGGCATTATTCTTTATCCTCTACCTTATCCTCTACCTTATCCATCCATGCTTCCACTTCCTCATCTGTAGCAACATGCGCCTTTTCTGTTTCCGGCTGTGTGCGTTTATTCATACCGGAACCAAGCCTTATGCCAGATGCCTCTAGTAATGGCCTAACGTATTCAGGCACATCGTGTAGCCTACCGTCTAACCAGGCCGCTCTATGTTCATTTCTAATCTTTGTTGTCATCTTCCTCTTTTAATTCTTCTCTTAATTTCCACTCACCGCACCAATTATGCGGTGCCACCTCTGGATAACAACTAGAAAGCTCAACACCATCAACATCGATCAACGTTGGCGGGTATCGCTTACAAACCGGGCCAGCCTTTTCGAAATAGTCACAATTACCACAACGATTATTTTTGTTCATCTTCCTTGTTTCTTCTCTGCTGTTCTGGCTTGTTCGGTAACGTACTTACGCACATCGTCTTCAGATACATTAGAATTACCGGCATCCCGTTGCTCACTGATAATATGCCCGGTAATGGTATCAATCGCATTACGCGATCTCTTATCCTGAGTTAGGGTCTGTGCTCTCTGGGTTTCGGGGGCGACCTCTTTTCTTTGGTTCAGGGATTCCTGAAACTGCTTCTTCTCCCGATCCGTGATTTGATTCTGGTGCCCCTTCAGCGCCTTGATGTCTTCCATTTGATTGTGCCTCCGCTTGTGCAAGCTTTGCTTTAAGGCCAACAATTTCTTTATCCCTTTCGGCGATATCGCTGTGAATGCCTTTTAGCTGCTCACATTTTTGCTCTAAATCTTTAAACCCCTGAAAATCAGGATCGCGCATCTTGGCCACCCAACCCGATTCTGTAATACCCCGTCTGGGTGGTAAATCTTTTTGTTCTGGAAACCACCAATCCAAAACTACATAACCTTTATTAGCGTAGTATTGTAATCGTTCTGGATGCCCGTGCGACCCACCGCAATTAAGTGTAAATAGTTCGGGCCGTGGTCTTTTAATGTATTCATTGCTGGTCTTATCGCCCGGATACCTTTTTGTACGCTCCCTTGTTATCTTGGCAAATAATACAAAAGGCATCTTCTGGCCCCGGTGATACGGCTGCCTAAAATCTTTGTGCAGCGCCTCTATCTTTTCCCAATGCTCAATTCTTAACTGTTTAAGCTCTTCTTCCGTTAGGTTTGTGTAATCGGTTCTAGATGTCATTGGTATTATTTCCAAAATAAAAATGGAGGCGATACCGGGAAAGTACCACCCCCTTGTCTGGTTTTTCTAAGGTAAGTCAGAAAGACTAATATTGTCTACGTGTCAGATTCGAACCGTGCACCGGCCTCATCATTCCACTCAACAAAATCACTAAAGACCCATGACGCGATTTCATTAAAGAAGCCCGCGCTTCCCTGCCAATCCACCATAACATTCACGCTTGGGCTAACCATACCAGCAATTGCAAGCGCCGGGTCAAATACCAAACCCTGATGATCGCCGCTTGATACCGATAGACCATTAGTTTCGTAAAGTTCCACACCGGCTAATTGCCCGCGTCTTCCGCTTGGTTGTGCAATCCCCATGATAAGACTTATCTGGGATTCCAAACTAAACGGTGTTGCCGACGTAGTTATCATCTGTTCCTGGATATCAACGATCTGTTTGTATTCCAAAATGCCGATAAGAGGTAACTGCCCCACACCCGCCGTACCGGAACGAACGAGAAATGCTGCCTGAACTAGATCCTCTGCCGTGGCGGTAGACGATGCCGTCTGCGCCGTAGAAAATCCAGCAAATAGGGCAAGGATATCATCATCAAGCAAACGCCCGATTGCTTTGCCTTGTTCCTCCATGATTTTTGCTTGGGTGATAGAACTAAACTGCTCTGCCTCCACCGTAAGCTTTGATACAACCACCTGTTTAAGTGCGGTAGATGTAACTGTGGTTTGTGTGAATTCTGAATTACTAGAAAACACGTACGCCGCTGATTCCGCCAATGCTTCAGCTGTTAAAGACCCATCCTTACGAAACAATTTTATATTGGTATCGGTCGGTAAATCTTCAGCCGCCACAAACGGAAGTGCTACAATTGCTTGCACCAGCGCCGCTGAGATCGCATCACTGATCACATCAGTTTGATGCGCTATATTAGATAGTTCGGTTTCAAAAGCCATGATTAAAATCTCCTAAAAATATCAAAATCTTAATTAAAATTAATTTTCCAGTTTACGCCATACGGTGCCATCTTGTGCTACATAAAACGCTAGGCTGTTATCGGCCTGTGCCGTTTCCGCGTTAGCACCGGCATCATCAATAGAATCACCGGTAGCGGGCCAAACCGCTAAAACATCGCCGTATTCAGCCGCTATGATCACAATCCTACCTGCTTGTGCCGAGGGTAGCCTAACGCCATCGTCTGAGGTAACCGTTCCACCGGTAACAACATTATAAGTATTCGCTAATCCGGCTGCGCCGCTCTGGTCTGTTCCGGTAGCCGTTACGGCTGCATCAATATCAGACCAAAACACAGCGCTTTTAAAATCACT